CACTCACAGGCACCACGTTGGACAACAACATGAATGATGCACTGCTTTATGCTGCCAAGATACAAGATTTTAGCGCAACTGCGGTGAATCTTACAACCACTTCGGGACCAGTCACAGTGGATTATACTACCGGACATTATCAAAGTCTCTCTCCGGCCACTGGCAGTGTTACTTTGGGCTTTACAAAATGGCCTGCGGCAAACAATTATGGCTTTTTAAGACTGCGAATTTACATTACCAACACCGCCTACACAGTGACTTTGCCTGCGGCTGCCACTCAAGGCATTGCTGGTATTCAAGGACTGTCAGGCAGCACAATCACCTTTGGTGCCACCGGCTATTACGAATTTGGTTTTAGCACAGTAGATGGTGGTACCACAATCACAGTGTTTGATTTGAATCGTCCATTGAGCTATTATACTAATCCTGTAACAATCAACAGCAACGTAGCCAGTACCAGTACCACTTCTGGGGCATTGACTGTGGCAGGTGGGGTTGGAATCAATGGTAATCTTTATGTGGCAGGCAACGTTGTTGGAAACTTTGTAGCTACAACTCAAACATTTGCCGGTAATTTAACCGGCGGAAACTTGTTGACAGCCGGAATAACAAGCGCCACTGGTAATGTCACTGGTGGTAATTTACGTACTGCTGGGCAAGTAAGTGCCACAGGCAATGTAACTGGTAACTTTTTTATTGGCAACGGATCAGGACTGACTGGTATTGTTGTGTCAGGCGGTACATCTATTGTCAACGGAAATAGTAATGTTGGAGTAATTGCCAATAGTAATGTCACTATCAGCGTTGGCGGAACATCAAATGTTGCAGTATGGGCCAACACTGGTGGGATCGTAACTGGTTTACTCAGTGCAACAGGTAATATCACTGGTGGTAATTTACGTACCGCTGGACAGATATCAGCAGGCGGTAATATCACTGGCGGTAACATTATTGCTGGGGTAGGTGTAGGAGTAGCTGGTGATGTGGCAGTAGGTGGTGTAATATTTGCCGCTGGCAACATCACTGGATCTTATTTACTTGGCAACGGATCTTTTTTAACAGGATTGTCTAGTTCAACAAGGATCGCATCAGGTACCACAGAAATAGCCATTGACGCACCAAGTGGTAATATTCAAACAACAATTGGTGGCACTGCAAACGTAGTGGTGTTCACCACAAACGGTCTAGGTGTAGCAGGGTTTGTAGTGGCCACTGGCAACATCACTGGTAGCAATGTTACCGCTAGTGGTAATGCTATTGTTAGTGGATTTGTTAGTGCTGTAGGCAACGTCTCTGGCGGTAACATCCGAACTGCTGGATTAATCACTGCCACTGGTAATATTACCAGTGGTAATATTGGTGTAACAGGAAATGTCAGTTTAACTGGTAATGTTATTTCTGGAAATTTGACTACTAGTTCTCAAGTGGTAGCACTTGGTAATGTAACTGGCGGAAATATCAGAACCGACGGTCAGGTGCTGGCGCTAAGTGCCACATCTCTGCCAGCAGGTGGTGTAGCTGGCGCTGGATATGTGTTTTCATCTACTGCAAACTTTGGCGTATTTTTTGGATCTGGTGTGCCAACACTGAGTGCTGCCAAAGGATCTTTGTATCTTAGAAGCGATGGCACTACCACCAATGATCGTATGTATGTAAATACCAATGGCGTCACGACCTGGACTGCTGTAATTACTGCGGCTTAACCAATTTCCACAATTCAGGAAACGTCTCGGCTAGATCTTGTTTGCGCAACAGGTCTAGCTTTTTTGTTGTTGACCAGAACTTTGCCCACAATTCAGTTTGATTATCTAACGGCATGTCCATAAAGTCTAGTATGCTGGCAACTTGATGACTGGCTCCTGCTAGATGTGTTCTAACTTGTGCTTTGACTTGATCGGGCAACACACGCACATTGATATGTTGTGGATGATGCACCATGTTAAAGAAGTAGCCTATGCCACGCTGTTTAAAATACTGCTCAATCTCTTCAAGATACAAGATATTGTAGGCACATACAGTGACACAAACGCACATGCTGATATTAGAGTGTTGGCGTACTAGTTCTTGATAACGATCCAAGTTCTTTTCTACTGTGCTCCAAGTTTCCCCATATCGTATGTAATCAAAATGTGGACCAATACCATCTATGCTGATGTCTAATGCAACATGTTTGAATTGTGTTAATGTATCAATGTATCGTTGATTCCAAATTGTACCATTGGTATTGATGTGCAGACTTTGATCTTGAGCTAGATTTTTATCCACAGCTTGTTGTAGGATATTAAACACATTGCTCAACAGCATGGGCTCAGCACCATAGATGTCATAGTACCGGACATCAGTTAACCATTCTTCCAACTCATTCCACAGGCGAGTGTTTTCAGGTTCATAACTGCTTTTGATCCTGCCCCAACTGGCTAGATACTTCTTATAGTCAGGTTCTTGCTTGTGTGCTTCTAGTTCCCAATAGTCGCGATACCATTTGCTTGACACTTCGGGCCAACATGTTCTGCAGGCTAAGTTACAGGTGTTACCAGGTTTGAGATCAACCAGCTGTGGACGATGTGCGTTTTGTGGTAGGTCCTTGAACTGCTGATTGGCCACAAGTCTGCGGCTGCTACGACCTGCATTTTCTTCTGCCCAACAAGCACTACAGTTAGGGTGCTGAATGCCTACGTCAAGGTCTGCTTGTATCTGTTGTCTAGTAGGGCTAGTCCATGCATCCTGCAAGGTATTGACATCAAGGTACAAGTCTTGTTGATTGTTGTCCTGCAGGTATGTTTGGCTGTGACAACACAACAGGCATCTGCCCGAATTGTGTAATGCAATGCCTGAATCTGCCCAGGCGCAATATAATTTTGAATCTTGATTCATGTTGTAAATATGTATATGGAAACTACCCTCAACACTAAATTCATTGGCATTCGACGTTTTGTAAGCGAACTAAAATTAGAGTTACCATTTGAGCGAGCGCAGATTATCCAAGAACTTGATGACGAAGCTTGGGTGCCGCACGGAGAAATTTCTCCAGTAGGTCACAATCCGTGGCCTGGCATGCGTTTTAAATGTTTGCGGCCACAGTGGAAACACCAAGCACTCACTGGTGTTAGTAGATACTTTGGCAGTGTTGAATTCAAGCGTCAAGCTATTGATTGGATGTATCAAGAGTATCATGGTATTGATGTTACTTGGGGCATGAGTGCTGACGAAATGTGCCGTCGATCAAGAACACACATTGAGTTTACCAAAGACATGCCTGGTTTTGTCAACGACATACACACAGATTATCGTCAGCTGATTGCTACAGGAATGATTTACTTTAGTGATCACGACACACCAGATTTAAGTTCTTATTTTTATACTGATCAACATCGCAGTAATCCCACACGCATGACCACTGCATTTGGCGATGGGTGGTGGCACATGAACAACCATGACACCTGGCACGAGGGATGGAATCGCACTGATCAAGTGAGATATAGCGGCTTGTTAGGTTTAACTATTCACACATCTGATTTACCCAAAGACGATCCACAGTTCCCACACTGACGATTACATATAACCAATCGTCCTTGATCAAACTCAGGGATGCTCCAGGTCTTTTCAATTTCCTCAAACCAGGTCATGCATTCTTCTAAGCTGTGCTTGATAGCATTGTTATTGCCAATCATATGACTAAACTGTTTGTTTACAGCTTGGTGCCAACCTCCTCGACCAAAGGTCTTGGGGGAGAATCCGAGATAGCAACACGGAAACACATCGCCAGTGCTGGAAACGTACACTGATTTTCGTTTTTGAACTTCGCAATCAATGGAACGAGGAGTTTCGTTGCCAACAATATCTTCTAACAGTATTTCACCATTGATTCTAACATCACGCATTTTTTCAAAATCTATCTCGCCAAACTCTTTCAACGGATCACCGATGATATGAGTAAGTTTTCCATCTTTATCAAACACTGGACTGTTAATTCGGTCTCCTCTAGTTATTGCAAATTTCGCAAATCCCAACTGTTGACTTAGTTGCTGTGCTTCTGCTTGCTGATGTTTATTATGGTCAAACTCAATCATACGCCACACCGCACGTCCTCCTGCGGCAATAAATGTTCGGGCGTTTTGTATTACAGTAGAGTACACAGTATTCTGTCGATACAAATGGTGTGTTTCTTCTAGTCCATCAATGCAAAAATATACTTCAGTGTTTAGTCTAGCAAGATCTTGCCAGAATTTTTTGTTTCTTGCACCACCGTTGGTGCTGATCATAACATGAATCTTTGGATTGTGAAGTTTAAAATATTCAATTATGTCAACAGTTTCGGGATTCATTACAGCATCGCCAAAGTTACCATTGATGTACAGTTCGTCTAACTGTTGTATGAAGTCAGGTTGAAAGATGCATTGGGCATCCTCCAGCGTTAGATCGCGTTCAACGTAGCCGTTGTTGTGAGGATACCCAAAGAAACTTCTAGGGCACAATGGACAATTGGCATTGCACCTGCTAGAAATTTCCAAATGCACATGACGTATTTGATCAAACTTATACATAATTATTCAACTTCCAGCTCTGGAAACGTAGTACGCCAGTTGGTGCCTCGACGAGTATCACACTCATCTAAGAATTGTAATGCAGGTTTTCTAGACCGTGTCAAAGCAAATCTACCATGCGCCAACTGTTGTCGATGCTCTATTATATCTGTAAATCTTGATACACAGAAATTTTCTTGTAACCATTGATTTAGATTATCAAGATTGTGTTGATTTAATATACTTACTGTAGTGTTTACAGAAAACATGCAATTATTCGGAGCATAGTCTATGTACCACTGCAGATTACTTGCAACTTTGGACCATTTGGCTGGATAACGTTGATATTCAAATCTTGCGCCAATGTCATCGATACTAAAATCTAGTTGTACTAACTTGTACTGACTCCATAAGTCTATCAGTTCTTGGCTAGGCAGCACTGTACCATTGGTGTTGTAACTAATGTGTATGAGATTTTTATTGGGTAGTGCATGTAAAAATTTCACATGTTCTTTACTGAGTAAAGGTTCGCCACCATTGAAATGAACGTATCTTAAATGACTTGTATCTAGTGATGTCCAGAAATTATTAACAATAGTTTTTTTAGATTCAATGGGATAATTTAATTCTTGTTTCCATACACTACTAAATTCTGGACCGCATATTGCACATGCCAGATTACACAAGTTACCAGTCCAATAATCTAATCGCACTAGTTCTACATCAGTATTGTACATGTCATTGTCACGATACCAACTGTTACTTCCTTGTCTGCGACTAATCAAACCTTGATTTTCGTTTTGTTTGCAATTATTACAGGCCGTTGGCCAAACTCCCTGGCTCCATGAATTTCTAACAGTTTGCAAGTATTTATTATTGCAAAAATCAATTTTTTCAGCATTTAGCGGAGTGGACAAACAACACGGTCCTAATTTTAAACCAGTAGACGAAACAACATTTAAATTTTTAAACGCATCTATGCAAATATTCATCCAGTTCTAATCTTTCCCAGTAATTGTTTGAGCTTGGCGCTTTGCACGTCAGCTGTGACTTTTTCTGCCGCCTCAGGTTTTAATTCTTTACCTCCGGACTGATATTCCCAAGCATGTGTTCCTGTGGGCTTTTCCCATTTGGTAGATGTACTGCCAGTTGACTCAGTATCAGCCGCTTTGATTTGACTGCGGGCTTTGATACTATCCATTAGAGAACTCTGTGGCTTGTTATAGCCTGTGCCTTCATCACCGCCTTCGTCTGTGATACGCATGGTTTCAATGTTGTACTCTAGGTCAATCTTTTGTCCCACTCCTGTTGAACTACGACTCTTCATACACTGGATCTGATACTTGCCACGCTCTTTCATGGCACGGCTAGTAAAGATACCAAACACATTGTCAGCAGTATTGATCTTGGAAATACCACCTGAAATGTGTGAGTGATCAAACTCAATCTCTTCCACAGCACTACGATTCAACTGCGATGCTGTGACCATTAACACTCCCAGTTCCTTGGCCAAGTTACGCAGTTCCTCACTCACATACTTGTCCTTCACAAACAAGTCGTTGGGACTGACTTTGGCACTAACAGGCATCAGCAAGTCCAGGTAGTCAATCATCATAAAGTCTACCTTGATCCCTGTTTGAATCTGTACTTCTTTAATGTAACTTCTAATGTCATTGATGTTGCTTTGTGCTGGCAATCCTTTCACACGATACTGCCCAGACTTCTTGCCCACAAGCATGACCTTCATTGTGGTTGTGTCAATGTCCTTGCGAATATCCTTGGTGCTCATCTGCGTTAACATAGCATCTGTACGCAAACTAGTGAGCTCTTCACTAAGTTCCAGTGTAATGTACACACCACTTAGTCCTTGTTGCAACCAGTTCAGTGCAATGTTCATCATGACCAAGGATTTGCCTGAACCTGATCCTCCAGCAAAGATATTTAATTCGCCTCTTGAAAATCCGCCATATAGCAGTCGATCCAGTTGCGGCCATCCTGTTGACACTTGTCCACCTGAATTGAAGTATTTGTTGATACGTGCCGCAGGATCAGCAAAGTAGTCTGTGCCCATATCTTTGGTCAAGCTAATCTGTACTGCATCCTTGATCAATTTCTCTACTGGATCAAACTCACCTTTTTCTAGCAAGTCATAAGACTTTAAAATAGCCCTAGACAATTCTTCTTTCTTGGTGAATCTTTCAAACTCTTCTAAGAACCATGCGTCATGACTCTCGCTGTTTAATTCAGATGGTAGTTCATCAATCTTGATACCGGTCTCGGCAAAGATTTGTGGGCGTGTGGGTAATGTGTTAAATTTGTCGGAGTAAGTTTTAATAAACTCCGCCGCTGGTCTGAGCTTTTTATCAAAGTTCTCTGGGTTATAAATATTTTGTATACGCACGTAACTTTGTGCGTCGGCCAACATCATTTCAATGAATAGTTTTTGGAAATCAATTCCGTAATCTTTTTGCAAGTTGCTTCTTCCTTATTTCAATTTTGTACTTGTTTGTTTCTCTTGATTGCATTATAGTCAGCAAGGTACCAAGTCGACCCAACTCTACCACAGCGTCATTTACATCTTTAATGTGCGCAGGCCAGTTGGGTATGCTCACAGCCCATCCTAGTTCCACAGCACGATCAATTAGTTCTAGGCCAGCCACATCTTGGTCTGGCACTACTGTTATTTGTTTTCCTAGACTGCGTATGAGTCTAGCCTGTCCATCGCTGATGGTGTTGTGCATCACGGCAAGTCCTCCAATGCTGAGTGCATCAAAGATACCTTCCATTACTAACGCATGGTCCCAGGCTTTGTTTTGTAGATCTGTGCCAAACACGTAGTTAGGTTGGCTGTCGGATATGTACTTAGGCGTTTTGTTGTCGAGAAATCTACATGTATAACCCACAATCTGGTCATTATGGGTAAATGGAATTATCACATGTGGCCTGGTCCAGTGGATGCCATCATTTTGTATCTGCACCATTACAGGAAAGTCTTCCGGAACCTTCCTTGAACGCACGTAGTCTCTGTAGCTGCCTTCGTCCATCAACAGTTCAGCATATGGTGGCAAGTCACGTTCTTCAAACTCAACTGCGCTTAGTGCGTTAACTATCTTCTGTCGATCTTCTAATATGCCGTTGATGCTTCTATGACGCAGACTTTCCAAGTTGAGATAATCAATCTCAGCATCAGGTACACCAAGCCAGTTCAAGAGCCTGCGGGCCTTAAAGCTCACTGAGCGGCCAAGGATAAAACTAGCGGTGTATCCACAGTTGAAGCAGTGATAACTCCAACCTTGTTCAGTGGCCTTGAGTCCACCACGTTGTCTTTTGTCTATGTTGTTGCCATTATGGCCACAGCAAACCGCATTGAAGCTAATCCATCCCGATGGAGTTTGTTTGCGTTTGCTGGGTAAGTAAGAGACAATGTCTAGCATCTGTATAGTATAACAGATCTATCAACAAAGATCAATCAACGATACATCAAATTGGTAACAGTGCCGTTGTTTATGACAACACTGGCATAGACAGGATTGCCAAATGTGATTGGCAAGTATCCTGAACCGCCATCGGTCACTGTGATAGGACCGCAACCACCATCACTGCCCAAAGTAGCTGTGGCCTTGGCTCCGGCACCGTTGCCCACAATCAACACATTTGGTGGAGCAACATAATAGTAGCCAGGATTGTTCACAGTGATTCCTGTGACCACACCATTTACCACCGTAGGGGTAGCAGTGGCGCCCCAGCCTTGGCTTTGGTTAAATGCCACACGGATTAGCGGATGGAAACCCACTACGTTGAGATAAATGGTTTCTGTAGCATTTAGATACGAAGTAGATGTGGTCACATCATACCAAGGTGCTTCATAGTCCTGTGCGCCTTGTGCTTTGATTGTGCCAGTAAAATGCGTTAGATCCATTTTGACTGTGGTCAGGCTTGCACCTACTGTGGGGATTTGACTGGAATAGAATTCTGTAGTTTGCGTATAGTTAATAGGCTGCGGATTCAATGCCCAATCAGGCCAACCACTAGGTGGATTCTGCGGCCAACTCATGGGGCCGTAAATTGTGGGTATGGTCAAGTTGGCGCTGTCTTGGAACTGCGGTAACACTGAGTCTACGATGTTGCAGTCTGCTCGTGCTTGTGAGTTAGCATCTGTGTACACAGCTTGCACATAGTTGCCTGATGTGCGCTGAATACTGTAGCTGGCAGGCTGTGCTATTAAATCAATAGTGTCCTCGCCTGTTAGCACTACTTTGACTCTGCCTGTTGCGGCGCTGAGTATTTCCATCTCTTTGCTGAGCAGTAATTCATCGCCATTTTGGCTGATCATTCGGAACACAAACGTGCTGCCCGTAATGTTTACAGGCTTTTGATCTTGATTGATAAATTCAAACAAAAGCACGTTGTCCACGCCTTTGTTAACGGTTAATTGTTTTGCGTACACTGGGTCGTACCTCGCTGTGAAATAGCCACCACTGGTGTCAATCAATAATACTCTGGTAATTTGCTGATATAAGTAAGCAGTGGTTGAATACATAGGATCCTCGACAAGTATTTATGGGTAACAATATTTTTGAAAAACTCACGGAAAAGTATCCGTTTGTTACGCTTTGCGTTTATGCCAACACCGAGTATGTTGGAGTTGTACAAAACAGAGACGATGCTGTTACAACCATCTACGACTTTGGTAGTGTGCTTGCACAAGAGGATAAACTACAGTTTTTAGAGCTAGCTACCACCTGGTGGTGGGAGAGCAATCGTAGTGTGCCCATAAACATATTCTTACGCGGAGATTGGGACCGATTCCGCTACACTCTACGAACATTTGTCAACAAAGATCTAGAAATCATACACGGGCCTGCATGTAGCCTGTTGGACATTGCTCGCAAAAAAATCAAAAGAAAAAGCATAACATTGGTCAGAAAATTAGATTAACATGAATCCGTTAGACAATTTGAGTATTAGTAAAATTATTTTAATTGTTGGTGCAGCTGGAGCAAGGAAGGATTTTGTCAGCGGATGGCTTGGGTTGTGCGATGATTTTGTTAGACTGAATTGGAGAATTGACCCATTAATAGGTTACAGTAGAATTGACAGCATTGGGCACGACATTTCCGCAGTGGCTGACAGTATCGAGCGCGGAGACTTGCACATTGACCCAACAGTAAATCAACGGCTAGCAATAACATGTCACATAGCTGATGGGCTAGGGGGCGATACTGCAGATATTGGCACTGTAAATAAATTAGCCAAGCTAGTTAATTCCAACGTGTTGACCATAGCCGGTATTGATTTGCGCAACGCAGATATGTCTCAATACTATTGGGATCGATTGGTCAAAGTGCACCTATGCATTGGTATGAAATACAATCAGCATCGTCGTCAACACAACATTGGTGAGATAAAAGGAGCATTTGGTTCGTCTGACGTATCAACCGACGACCAGGCAATCAAATATATCGAGAATAGAATAAACATGGCAGTTGAAAATAGCTCGTTGGCGCCCAGGGATCAAGATAAACATTGGCCTCTTTATAAAAAGTTAGAATCGTTATCGCCACTTGATCTTGACTATGCAGAATTATTCAAGCCTGGTGGTAGCTATTATCTGTGCAATATAGTAGGAGCAACTGCCCCCGAAAGAGCACATGCCTACTGGGACGCAATGCTTCCGTTTATCAATGCACCCGACTCTTGCACAGCGTTTGGAAGAGAGTGGGACAAGTCAATGATTGTCAAGTAGATTCATATGCAACGCAACCAAGGCTGCATAACTTACAGCATGTGACTTTTTGAACGTGTATCCTTGCGAGTCGTTGCCGTCCCATACTGTAGCAAACACATCTGCCCAGGGTTGATTCTGCAAGTGAGCTTTGCCTGGTCTAATGATAGAGATAAACGCTGCCATCTGTGGTATAGTCGTGGGCCGCATGTTCTTCAACAGGTCTGTGTAATTTCCCACGTGAACCAGCTGCTTGGACCAGTTGACATCTTGCCAAAGTCTATTCCACGGCGGCGTTGCTGCCAACATCTCTTGATAGTGTTCAGGACTCTTGACCAACTTGTACACATTCATGTTCAAGAAATCTATCTTGAAATAGCCACGATCTTCTGCTTGTTCATACTCTAATGCCGCACACTCATTTACGGGATCATACGGAATATCTGTAACATACACACCTGAGTTGTGTCGACGCACCTGACCTTGAACCGCTTGCCGTGCCGGCGTGTGCCGAATCAACTTCAACACATGATCTCTGTCAGCAAAGTCAATGTCAATGTCTGCACTCATGTTACCATCCTGCTTGTTTTAGAATCTCTTTGGCATACTCTTGGTCTGCTGAATAGTCATGAAATTTCTTTTGCCATGCATCCGAGTCAATATAAGGCCATATCATTGTGATCTGTGTTGTGTCTAGTGTGTTCAAGAACTCTTGGCCCGACGCTGAATTGTAGATTACCCAGGGTGAGATGCGTCCTGTTGTGACAGCATGACATAGTGCATTAGTATTGCCATATCTTAAACAGTCATGTGCTGGGTGTGTGGTCTTTTCACTCCAGTCAATGCTGTACTCTACTGCACGGGCTAGAGCGTCTGCCACAGCTTCTACCTTTAAGTAGAACAACAAGTACTCTGTGTAGATTTTATCACTGCACCAATGATCAATTTTCTTGTTGTTCTTGAGCAGCCAAGTCATAAACTGTGCAGGGTTAATAGCTCGTGTGTTGACACAGTAACGACCAAACTTTACAAAGGCTCGATAATAAGGGCTGTCACAAAAGTCCTCAAATGTTTTTAACTTTGCTGATCCTTGTGCCATTTCATAGAACTTGATATAGGCCTGGAATCCCAGTTGTACACCACGCTCACTTTGTTCCATGCGCCTGCGCTTGGGCTCGCACATGTGTACTGCAATAGAGCTTTCTCTTGCAAACTCTTTTTTGCAAAACTCACACGTGAACTTACTTGTTGTCTCTGCCATGTGCTCTAATGTATTGATCAAGTTCTTTTTTGGTTGTTATTGCTGCCATGACATCTATCTCGTCTGACTTGTAGTGTGGGAACAACTCTGCCAATTGTTTTTTTATGCTGCCGACACCTGCTTCTTTTTTCTTGGGAGCAATCCAGTTGTGTCTCATTGCACCTAGTCCTGGACTCACAGTTGTGGCCATGAGCCATTGCAGTTTACGATGTCGGGTTGAGTTGATGTTAAAAAAGTTTTTGTTCAATCTCTCGTTGGTAGAAATCACATAAAACTCTTGTAGGTCTCTTGAGCCTTCAACTGCCGATCCCCAACGTATCATGAGAAACGGAGCAAACTTCTTGCGTTCGTCTTCTGTTAAATCGTCATAGAAGTCTCTGACCTTGTGGTCAAACATTTTCATCTCGTTAGCAATGCTTAGTTTATCAGTCATATTACTATTATAACACTATGTTAACAAAAGTCAATACCCAGTGTTTCTCCCACTGCTTGCCTAAACTTATCTTGCCAATCACGATCATACACGTGATACCCGTGTAATGTGGGGGTAGGGTAATCCCAAAGATTTGCGGATATCTTGTTTGCAAGGTATTGCTCTAGCTCATTTGGAATGCTCATATTTTTGAACACATGTTCTGGCAATTCAGTACCGCCAAGTGTGTAAGCAAATGTTATGTTGTTTGTTTTTAAAAAATTCAAAGTAGACAGCACAACATGATATGACTGTAGTGCTAAAAAATCTGTTGCTACCAATCCATAATAATGATCTACAAATTTTTTTTCCACAGGATATGCGTCAGACATTATTGAATGTTTCCACCGTTTGGCATAGTGCTCAGCTAAAGTCAGATCTGGAGTAACTGTCACCGAATGTGTAGAGTCTCGATCAAATTCAAATCTAGAATTTCTAGTAAAACTCACAACCACATGATTGTGCCCAAGTGCTACTGCGTAACGTACTTGATTTGCAATCAAAACATTTGAACATGCACCTACTGCCAATATTTTTTTATGTAGGTCAGGCGGCAATTGGTCAGTCCAATGAATACCAGTTTGATCAGTAGTCATATAACTATCTCCACAAATGGCTAACTTTATGTTACTCATTGGTATTTTTTAAATTATACAGTATCTCAAGTTGATCCCATAACTCCCGCATACCCGGATCCGCTTCGGCCATTTGTTGTATGGCTAGAATCCTAGCAACACGACTTTGTGGTAGCCCGAGTATTTTATTTTCTTGATTCACTTCGTATCCAACTACATGTCGTTCTGTTGCACCAAACTCACGTGCGTATACTACAGGACCAACACGTTCATATATCAAAGGAACATCTGGTCTAAGACTGCCCATACTTGTAGCCATATTGATTATGTGCCCAACGTAGGAAACGTTCTAGACCTTCTCGATCATCTGGATAACTTTCCAGATAGATGCGACTCAATCGATTAATTATTTCAAATAGTTCAGGTTCAGTGTAGGTCATTACCAAGCCTTGTTATAATCTACAATCTCGCAGTTGCGACTAATGTCCTTGACAAAATAAACACAGTCTGGCTCGTCACCGTCGGTGATCGGAACAGCTAACATTTGCCCATTTTTAAGTTTAGGAGCATACCAACTCACTTCATGATACACATCAAGAATTTCAATATCAGGAAAGCTAGGACGGAAACTGGTAAGAGGATTGAATTGGAATACTTTGAATCCACGATCGTTGATACTAGTTAAGGGCAACACTTCCAAGTCACCAATCTCGGGTTCGCCTATTAGTATCTGCCAGTCCATGGGCATTTTGATTGTGTTATCGCCTATGCGCAACACCAAGGCCGGTGAGTTAAAACTTTCCAAGAAGATCAAGG